CTTGAAAAAGCAGCCCATCGCCGCTGTGGTGGACGAAGAGGAAATGGATAAGCGTGCCCACCAGCAAGCCTATGCCATTGCCGCCGACATGACCGGGGAGCTGCGGCAAAAGCTGGAAAGGATGCAGGAAAACGACGCGGCGTGGGTGCTTCAATCCAAAGACCGGATGGAAAGCGAGTGGGAGCGCATGGTACCTATGCTGGAACGGATGGAGCCGGACATCAAAAAGGCAGTGCTGGACGGGGTGCTGAAGATGCTGGGCCGAATCCAAGGGCAGGTATTTGCACTGTACCCGGAGGAAGAGGAGGCAGGGCATGAAGTACCGGGTACACATTGAGTGCCGGAGCGCGAAGATGGTGGAGTGCATCGCGTATGTGGTGCAGACGGGCAGTGCGAAGGAAGCCAAGGAAAAGGCCCTGCACACGGCCCGGCAGTACTACACGGAGTTTAACGAATTCCGGGCCTACCACGTGGAGGAACTTGGAAAATGACGCTGGAACAATACAAAGCAAAGCTCGATGAAGAGCTGAAAGCGATGGACTGGCACGAGCGGGACATCAAGAACAGCCGTGCTTACAAGGTGCTGAGCGCGGCAGCGCTGGATCGGGAAAACGTACCGATGGAAGAATGGCTTAAATTGAACGCCTATTTTTACAAGCGCGTTAAGGAATTGCAAGGGTGACACGGAATGGATGGGACGCAGTGTGCCCATGTGTTCGAGATCACGCAGCCGGAATGTCTGGTCTGTGCCGGACGGAACCGAAGCTGCGAAAAATTTGTAGAACGGAGAATGTCGGATGAAAAAGAAGATGAGCCTTGCGGCAGAGATCGACCTGACGCAGGACAGTGTGGTGCAGCTGACGAGCTGGTGCGGGCAGATCGCCCTACATGAGCTGTGGGGGCTGGGGCGTGTACGGCTGGATCGGATCACCCGGCGGCAGGAGCAGCTGGGCAGCGAGAGTCTGGCCGTGGTGATGGTGCCGGATCGCAACGGGATGCCCCAGACCGAAAAGGCCCGGCAGCTTCGGGCGGCGGCGCTGCCGGAGGGCGTGCCGGTGGAGTTCCGGGTCCCGGCGCTGCGCACCCCGCGTACCCGGCGGGAGCAGCAGCTCAAAATGGTGGGCGACCGGGCAGCCACGATGGCGTGGCAGTTGATGGCGCTGGCCTGTGTGCAGGAGCTGGGCTTCGGGGCGGAGCGGCTGGATCGGCTGTACCGGGAAATGCGGCACAACTATGAGCAGCTCAACGAGTGGGGCAAGGCCGACGGCATCGAGGTGGCCATGGAAAAGCTGCGGCGCTGCGCGTGCGAGGCGTTGCAGACCGAGGAGATCGTAGTGGAGAACATCGACGACGAGAAGACCGTGCAGACTCTGAGCCGGAGCTATCAGGCGCAGGAAGACGAGTTTCTGAAGCGGGCCGTGATGATGGCCGCCGGACGGCGGGCCGGAAAGCAGGGCGGGGCGGCGCTGCCGCTTTCCGGCGACGAGGTGCGCCGGAAGATCGAGGCGGCGAAGGCACAGATGGACACCGGGGCCTACCGGAGGAGGGGTTGAGATGGGCGCGAGCAAGTACATTTACACCGTCTACGACGCGAAGACGGGGGAGTATGTGGCAAAGGGGACGGCGGCACAGCTGGCCGGGAAGGGCATTTTCAAGGACGCCGGGAGCGTTTCCACCTGCTACCTGAGCAACCGGAAGACCGACAAGCCCCGGCGCTGGCGGATGGAGAGGGTGGAGGTCGGCCCTCTCAGCGCGAAGTCCGGCGCTGCCGGAGCTGTTTGCAGCTCCAACGAAGCAGGAGCTCTGCTTAGGGGAACCCCTCAGTCTGCGTTGCAGACAGCTCCCCAAAGGGGCAACGGCGACGACTGCCACCAGCGGCGGGTATACATTTACACGGTCTGGGACATGGCCGGGAAGCTGCTGGGCGAAGGCACTGCGCAGGAGCTGGCAGTGAAGGGGATCTGCGGCTGCAAGAGTACGGTGGGCAACATCTACCGGCAGGGCGGCAAGAGCAAACGGTTCGGCGTTGGCAAGATGACCCGGCGGGAAGAGATGCGGCCGCTCCAGTTGAAACCGTACAAGCATCAGAAGCCGAACCCAAAGCCGGAACGGCGGCGGGTGGAGCCGGACGAGCCGTGCAAGATTCCAAATCCGACGCCGTTACAGCTCGACGTGCATGACCTGTGCCTCTACAACCGCAAGGCCCGGAAGCAGGGAAAGCCGGAGCTGAGCTATGGCGGCTGGGCGGCAAAGGGCAAACCGGGGAGACCTTAACGGGCCTGTGTTTCAATGAAGGGCAACGGATACGATGGACAGGAAAGGGTCCACCGTATCCGTTACTTTTCATAAACTGACACCTTATAAAAAAGAAGGGGTGCAAGGCCCCTTTGGGGAGCTTGTATACCCGTTATTTCTGTGACGGTGGGGACCGTCAGAAGAGAAAGAACACCGGAAGTGAAGGGCCAGCAGGAGGGCAGCGGGATGAGATGCAACTACATCCGCGAGAAAAAGATACTCTGCGGGGATGAGTACATGGCCGTGGGCGTCTACTCCATCACGCCGACCGAGCACAGCACCCGGCGGAAGAAGAGCAAGGAGTCCACCGAGGGGCAGAAAGCCAAGAACAAAATGGCTTCCCTGCGCAACCGGCAGCGGGTGGCGCTGGCGAATTTCGACAAGCGGGGATTCTTCCTGACCGGAACCTACGATGACCCCTACCTGCCGGAGGACATGGAAGAGTGTCTGCGGGACGTGAGGAACTACAGGCGGCGGGTGATCGCGGCGACGTGCAAGAGGTTCGGCGTGGAGAAGAAGCACATCCGCCTGATGCTGGTGGCTGTACGGAAGGGCGAGGCCGGACGGCTGCACATGCACGGCTTTGCTGAGTGCTGGGGCATGGGAGACGCCGAGCGCCGGGAATGGCGGGAGATGCTGGAAGACCTGTGGCGGCGGCGAATTCCCGGAACCAACGAGTTTGAGCCGCTGGGCACCATGAACGTTGACAGAATGGACATGGGCAAGCTGTTGGGCAAGGACGGCGGGAACGGAACGCTGGGCTACCTGTACGGGCACAAAGAACGGATCTGGGTGGAGACCAGCACCCTGCGCCGCCCGGCGGAACAGCCCCCCAACGACACCCGGTGGAGCCGGAAGCAGCTGCGGACCGCGTGCGGAGAGATGGCGCAGGATGCCCATTGGTGGGGCCAGCGGTTCCCCGGCTGGGAATTGCAGAAGTGCGTGGTGCTGGAGCCGGGAGAGCTGCACGAATCGCCGGGCCGCGAACGGCCGGACGGCTGGGAGCGGAACGAACCGCAATGTTATGTGATCCTGCGGCGGGTGCACGCTGCATCTGCGAAACCTCGCACCTGACAGAACCGATACTGGTATTTTGCGTTGAAACACGCGCCTAAAGGGGGGGCGGTGCCGTGACGAAAGAACAGAAAAAGGCCACACGAAAGGCTCTGCGGCAGTATGCCGAGGGGCCTGTTCGTGCTGCGTGGGCCGAGGTGATCGAAGGGGTGCTGCGGCACTACGAGGCCGTGGAACCCTTGTGCGCCCAGCTGCTGAGGCTGCGGTATCTGGAAGGCAAGACGGAGGACGAGGTGGTGCCCGCGCTGTATGTGAGCCGTAGCACATACTACCGCAAGGAGCTGGAAGTGCTATCGACGGTGGCGGTGGAAGCGGCGAGGCGGGGGCTGCTATAGCCGAAATGTTTCAAGTATTTTTGTTTGCCGTGTTGTGGTAGGCTGATAGACAGAAGGGGGCGGGGACTTGACGAAAAAGCGGGCGTATTGCAAGAACACGGTGCAGGGCAGCCAGCGGGGGCGGAAGTACCCGCCGAAGCTGCGGGCCGAAGTGGTGATGGCGATGGTGGCGTCGAACAACGTCTGCGCGGTGGCGCGGCGGTACAAGGTGCCGGAATCCACCATCCGCTCATGGCTGGCCGAAGAAGCAGCCAAGGGCGACGCCTTTGCCGAGGCGAGACAGGCGGCGGCGCGGGAAATCGCGGTACGGGCGTCCATCGGGGCCAAGGAACAGGTGGCCTATCTGCAAGGCCGGGTGGCGGAGAGCCAGCGGGCGGCAGAAATTCGGGCGAAGCTGGACAAGCGGCTGGAAGAGGGCGTGCGGGCAGGAGACGCCGAGGTGGGAGCCTTGCTCAAGACTGAACAGGAAGTTCTAGCCGACGCCGCCGAGGTGGGGCTTGTGGTCTACAACAGCCCCGGCAGCTACGACCGGAAGCTCTTGGACAACGACCGGCGGCAGCTGGAAGCACTGCGGAAGCACTACGACGGCCTGACAATGGACGACAAGAACGCTGCCAACGTGGCGCGGGTATTGATGGACGTGGCCGAAAAGGCGGCGGCGTTGACCCCGACGGCCAAAGCGGCCGACGAGACCGAAGCGGCCCCGCCGATGATCTGCATCGGAGCCGAAGGAACCGGGGACGAGGCGGAGGTCGAGGTGGAATAGGGCCCCCGATGGGGGAAGCGCATGGGGAAGCAGGTGAGTGAGACGGAAGGCAGGAAAGTGATCTGGAAGCCGCAGCCGAGGCAGCTGGCATTTATGGCCCGCACCGAGGACGAAGCGTTATACGGCGGGGCTGCGGGCGGCGGCAAGAGCGACGCACTGGTGATCGAGGCGCTGCGGCAGGTGGACATTCCCCACTACCGCGGGCTGATCCTGCGCAAGACCTTCCCCCAGCTGCGGGAGCTGATCGACAAGACCATGCAGTATTACAAGCCCTGCTTCCCGAAAGCGGGGTACAACGGCTCAAACCACTGCTGGACCTTCCCCAGCGGGGCGAAGATCTATTTCGGCAGCCTGAACCACGAAAAGGACAAGTACAACTACCAAGGCCAGCAGTACGATTTCATCGGATTCGACGAGCTGACCCATTTCACGTGGGCGGAGTACAGTTACCTCATGAGCCGCAACCGCCCCAACGGCCCCGGCACGCGGGTCTACACCCGCGCCACGGCTAACCCCGGCGGCGTGGGCCACGGCTGGGTGAAGGCAAGGTTCATCACCCCGGCCCCGCCCGGCACCCGGATGGTGCAGTACGTGAAGGTCAAGACGCCGGAGGGCGGGGAGATCGAGCAGCGGCGCACCCGCATTTTCATCCCATCCACGGTATTCGACAACAAGGCGCTGCTGGCCAACAACCCCGGCTACCTCGGCAATCTGGCCGCGCTGCCGGAGGCGGAAAAGAAAGCGCTGCTGTACGGCGACTGGAACAGCTTCACGGGGCAGGTGTTCACCGAATGGCGGAACGACCCGGAACACTACGACGACCAGCGGTATACCCACGTGATCCATCCGTTCCGCATCCCGGCCCACTGGCGCATCTGGCGCGGGTACGACTTCGGCTATGCGAAGCCGTTCTCGGTGGGGTGGTACGCGGCGGACGAGGAAGGGCGGCTCTACCGGATCAAGGAACTGTACGGCTGCACCGGGACCCCCAACGAGGGAACGAAGGTGAACCCGGTGGAACAGGCTCGGATGATCCGGGAGGCGGAGGAGAACGACCCGATGCTGCGGGGCCGGGTCATTACCGGCGTGGCAGACCCGGCCATCTTCGACGAGAGCCGGGGCGAAAGCATTGCGGCCATGCAGGAGAAAAGCCCGAACTTTTTGCACTGGATGCCCGGCGACCACACGAGGCTGGCGGGCAAGATGCAGTTCCACTACCGGCTGGCCTTCGATGTTTCAGGTCTTCGACACCTGCAAGCACTTCATCCGCACCATCCCGAATCTGGTCTACGACGAGAGCCGGGTGGAGGACATCGACACGACGCAGGAAGACCACATCTACGACGAGTGCCGGTATGTGCTGATGGAGAACCCCATCAGCCCCCGGCAGCATATGGAAGCTCCGCTGCTGCGGGACGATCCGCTGGAACTGGATGGGAGACGGACGAAGTTCTATAGGGTGTAGGGAGCTGGCAAGGACGCTGACCACAGAAGGAGGTACAGTTGGAAAACACGTTAGAAATGACTGCTGCGGAAGACGTCATCGGCACCGAAGAGGTGGCGAAGGCGGCGCAGCTTTTGCAGCAGTACAAGAGCGGCAAGGCCGCGCTGGACACCCGGATCGTGGACAACGAGCTGTGGTTTCGGATGCGGCACTGGAAGAATTACAAGAACAAGATGATGGAGGACAAGCCAACTCCGGCGAGCGGGTGGCTGTTCAACTCCATTGCCAACAAGCACGCCGACGCCATGGACAACTACCCGGAACCCAACGTGCTGCCCAGAGCGGCGGACGACGAGAAGACGGCGAAGGTCCTCTCGAAGGTGCTGCCGGTGGTGCTGGAACAGGCGGACTACGAACAGGCATACAGCGACACATGGTGGCGCAAGCTCAAGCAGGGCACCGGCGTGAAGGGCATCTTCTGGGACCCGACGAAGCGCAGAGGCATCGGAGATATCGCCATCAAGAGCATGGACATCCTGATGTTGTACTGGGAGCCGGGGGTGATGGACATTCAGGAATCGCCGAACCTGTTCAGCCTGAGTCTGGAAGACAACGACCAGTTGAAGGCCAAGTGGCCCCAGATGGACGGCCACACCGGGAGCACGCTGGAAGTGGCCAAGTACATCCACGACGAACACATCTCCACCGCCGACAAGAGCGTGGTGGTGGATTGGTACTACAAAAAGGCCCGCCCGGAGGGGCAACCGCTGCTGCATTACTGCAAGTTCTGCAACGGGATCGTCCTCTACGCCAGCGAGAACGACCCGCAGTATGCCGACCGGGGGTTCTACGATCACGGCCAGTACCCCTTTGTGTTCGACCCGTTGTTCATGGAAGAAGACAGCCCGGCGGGCTTTGGGTACATCGACGTGATGAAGGACACCCAGACCGCCATCGACGAGATGAATCACGCCATGGACGAGAACATCAAGCTGGCGGCGAAGCCCCGCTTTTTGCTGAGCGACGCGGCGGGGGTGAACGAAGAGGAACTGGCGGACTGGTCCAAGGACATCGTGCACGTAGCCGGGGGCATCCGGGACGGCATCCTGAGCCCCTTGCAGACGGCGGGCTTGCAGGGCAACTGCATCAGCTACCGGGACGCGCGGGTGAGCGAGCTGAAGGAGATCAGCGGCAACCGGGACGTCTCGCAGGGCGGCACCACCAGCGGCCTGACGGCGGCTTCGGCCATTGCGGCCTTACAGGAAGCGGGTTCGAAGCTTTCCCGCGATATGCTGAAGAGCGCCTACCGGGCATTCGCGAAAGAATGCTACCTCATCATCGAGCTGATGCGGCAGTTCTACGACGAAGAGCGGGTGTACCGCATCACGGGACCGACGGGCCAGACGGAGTTCGTGCCATTTTCCGGCCAAGCGCTGCGGCCCCAGCCGGTTGGCATGGTGGGCGGCGTGGAGCTGGGGGCCCACGAGCCGGTGTTCGACATCACGGTGAGCGCGGCGAAGAAGAGCACCTTCAACCGCCTCTCCCAGAACGAGACGGCAAAGGAATGCTACCAGCTGGGGTTCTTCGCCCCGGCCAACGCGGACGCCGCACTGGCGGCGCTGGACATGATGGACTTTGAGGGCATCGAGAAGGTGCGGGAGCGGGTGCAGCAGAACGGTACCCTCTACCAGCAGCTGCAACAGGCCATGGAGCAGGTGCAGAAGATGGCCGGGCTGCTGGATCAGATGACCGGCTCCAACATGAGCGCAGCGGCAGGAGCGGCCGCACAGGCTGCCGGGGCATCCGGCGGAGGCAGCGGCGGGACCAGCGAGGGGCTGAGCGCCACCAACGGCCTTGGGGCACAGGTGGGCAGCGGCGGCAACAGCCTTGCCACACAGGCGGCGAAGCGGGCCATGAACGTGAATAACCCGAATAAATAACCCTCTCACCGCTCCGTCCGCCAAGGGCGGCGCGTCGCGGAGCTCCCCCGAAGATGGGAGCTCTGCTTAGAGGACCCCCTCCGTCACGCTTCGCGTGACAGCTCCCCGATGAGGAGCCGGTTTCGAGGGAAAGCGACAGAGATCAGGAGGCAATACATGATTCAGGTAACTTACAACGAGGTCGGCGACGAGATGATCCTGCGGGCAGAAGGGCACGCAGGGTACGCCGAGAAGGGCAAGGACATCGTTTGTGCAGCGGTGTCGGTGCTGATGCAGACGCTGGCGTGTAGCGTGGATGCGAACAACACAGGCAACACATTTGAGCTTTCCGACGGTAAGAACGGAAACCGACTGACGGTTCAGGCACCGATGAGCGTACTGAACCGGGACAAGTTCGATCTTGTCGTGGAAGGGTTGATCCGTCTGGCGGAAAATTACCCGGAAAATGTGCAGTTCAAAAAGCTCTGCACCAAGTCGGTGAACGTGATGGATTTGCAGTTGTTTGCCGAGGGTGGGGATGGCAGCGCTGCGGCGGGCGAAACCTCTCAGGCGGCGCAAGGCGCAGACAGCTCCCCCAGTAGGGGAGTCCTTGGCAGGACGGAAAACTCTGCTCTGGACGAACAAGGTAGTACTGACCAAAAGGCGGAAAGCAGCGGCAGCGAGAACGGCGAAGGCGAAGCGGGCGAGGAGGCCAAGAAGCCCAGCCCGGCGGAGCGGCGGAAGGCGTTCGGGCAGATGATGAGCGGCGAGTACAAGGACCTTGCCGACGAGATGATGCAGAACGCGGTGCAGATCGCGGCGCAGAACCTCGAAGCCAGCCCGGAGATGCGGGGGCTGCTGGAAGCCATCGCAGAGAAGTACGGCACCGACGCCACCGACCTTACGGCCCTGACGGACGCCATCCGCAACGGCGTGGTGAAGGACGATGCGTATTTCGAAAGAATTGCCATGGAAAAGGGCATCTCTGTGAAGACCGCGCGGGAGATGGACAAGCTGGAGACCCAGAACCGCCGCCTGACTGCCCAGCAACAGGCGGCCCAGCAGATGCAGAAAGCCGCAGCCGAGCGGGCCCGGATCGCACAGATTCAGGCCCGGTGGGACGCCGAGGCCGAAGCGCTGAAGGCGAAATACCCGGAGTTTGACCGGGAAGAGGTGCTGGCAAACCCGGAGGTGGAGAAGATGATGCGGGCGGGCTGCTCGATGGAAGCGGCCTACCGGGCAGCATACTTTGACCGCCTGATGGCCCGGCAGACTGCCGCAACGGCCCAGCAGACCGAACAGGGAGTGCTGAACCGGGTGCAGCAGCGGGCCAGCCGCCCGGCTGAGAACGGCACCCGCCCCGGCGGCGCGGTGCAGACCCACCTCGACGTGGAACACATGAGCCGTAAGGACCGCGAGGCGCTGGAAAAACGGGTGCTGCGCGGGGAGATCATTACGTTGTAGCCCTCTCAGCGCGCAGTCCGGCGAAGCCGGAGCTGCTTGCAGCTCCCCCGAAGTGGGAGCTCTGCTTAGAGGAACAAAAATATTTCAGGAGGAAAAAACATGAAGGACAAGACCATGAAGCTGAACCTGCAGATGTTCGCACAGGCCAGCGCACAGTTGCAGAACACCACGACCGCATCCGGCATGAGCGCCGAGATGAAGACCTACTACGAGAAGCGGCTGCTGGATCAGGCGGAACCGGCACTGGTGCACGACCAGTTCGGCGATAAGTACCCCATCCCGGCCAACGGCGGCAAGACCATCGAGTTCCGCAAGTACGACAGTCTGCCCAAGGCGACCACGCCTCTGACCGAGGGCGTGACCCCCGACGGCCAGAACCTGAACGTCTCCACCGT